TTTGCAGGAGGTAACAGACCAGGATATTATTTAGATGGACGTATATCTACAATTAAAATATATGATAAAGTATTAAGTGTTACAGAGGTTTTACAAAACTATAACGCTACAAAAGGAAGATATGGACTCTAGAACTTATGTAATAATAAATACATCTGATTTAACATTACTAGATTATAGTCAATTATTAACAACCAGTATTGAAACAACAATACGCAGTGTTAATGGAGACAAGGCAATTATCAAATATGAAGGAGATATGCCAAATACTATTAATTCTATAATTAATAAAACGTTATATACTTATGAGGAGATAATGCCTATTGTTGAAAGTAGTATGTGGAAGTCTGAACCTGAAGTAGAATAATATAATAGATTAATTTTGAACTTTGATAAAAATTACTTATATTTATAGATATGAATTTAGGTAAAAGTATAGCTTCTGCAATTCTGAATGAAGCTGATATACGTGACATAGTTGTGATATATCCAGGCCGGTTTCAACCGATGGGCAAACATCATGCTGAAGTTTACAAGAAACTTGCAAGCAGATTTGGAAAAAGCAATACCTATGTCGCCACTTCTGACAAAGTGAAACTGCCTAAGTCGCCTTTGGACTTCTCTGAGAAGCAGCAAGTGATCAATGCTCATGGCATCACCAATGTGGTACAAGTCCGCAATCCATATCAAGCCAGCGAAATACTTGGTAAATACAATCCTGAAACCACTGCAGTGATATTTGCTGTCGGTAAGAAGGACATGGATGAAGATCCGCGCTTCCGAGTAGGCACGAAACGAAACGGCGAACCTACATTTTTTCAGTATTACGATGATAACAAAGGTAATCTCCAACCTTACACGAAACACGGTTATCTGTATGTGGCACCTCATGTGTCAATCAGAGTACCAGGATATGGTGACATGTCAGGTACAGTACTGAGACAGGTGTTGGCAACGGCATCTCCAGAAGAGTTTGAAACTGTGATGGGCTTTTATGATGACAAGATATTCAATCTGCTCAGAGACAAATTCAGTGTGTTAGTTGCAGAACAGATAGGCAATTTCGTCAGCAATACTACAATTATATCAGAAATATCATTTGCAGGGGGCAGTAAAGCTGATGTGGATGATGGTCCTAGATATTTTTATGGCAATCAGAAGACTTATCAGAAGAAGACTGCTGCCATGGCTGAACGTTTAGGTTTCAAAGTTATAAATTATATTCTTAATACAGATCAAGAATTTGAAAATCATAATGATATGTGGCCTGCAGGGCCTGTAGACGCAGTTTCATTTTTTCCGACAGGTAAAGTAGGAGCGATAGGTTCTGGTACCAATTACACCAAAGAGCTCAGAGGTACTCCTGGATATAAGCGTTGGCAGAACTATATAACAGGTGTAGCAGAACGGGTAGGGTATAAATTCCTTAACTTTTTAGGAGCCGAAGAAGCAATTGATTCCACAGAGAATGAACCAATGACCAAAGCTGAAGCAACACTGACAGAATCACTTACTAAAGAATGGTGGGCTGGTAAAATCAGAACATTGATAACAGAAGGAGGGGCTTCTGGTCATATGAATCATCCATTTGATGACAGAGATCTTACATTTGCAGAAATGAAGGAAATGGTTCGTATGTCACTGCAAGGAGAGTTGAACAGAGAATCAGATGTCACAGAAAAGACGGATGGTCAGAACCTGAATGTTACTTTCAAAGATGGCAAAGTAGGAGCAGCTCGTAACAAAGCCACAATTAGACAGCCAATGGATATAAATGCTGTGAAAATGAAATTTGGTGGCAGAGGAGACATATCAGATGCATTTGCGTTCGCAATGGAAGATCTGGAAAAGGCAATTCTTGCATTATCACCTGAACAGAGAGATGAAATGTTTCAGAATGGTCGACGTTTTGTGAATCTGGAAATCATATATCCAGCCACAGCAAATGTGATAACATATGGACCTAAAGCTTATTTACAGTTTCATGGTCTGAATGAATTTGATTTGGAATCGGCTACAAAAGTAGATTCGTTACCAGAATATGGAGCTCAGTTGCAAAAAATGATATCTGATGTGAATGCAGATACTCAAGAGCATTTCAAAATTATTCCTCCAAAAGTTATCACATTATCTAAACTTCCAGATTTTGACGAAAAGGAAAGTTATTATATTAATAGAATAAATCAACTTCAGAAAGAATATGGATTGAAAGATTCAGATGAAGTTGTAATGTACCATCAGCGTTGGTGGGAAAATTACATTGATAATCGATTGCCAGATTTATCTACGGAAGAACGTGAAGGTTTATTGCGTAGATGGGCATATGGTGATAAGTCATATAGACTGAATGCAAAAAATATTATCAATCCTGATACTCTAGATCAGGTTCTGCTGATTGATAAACAGGATATTGCTAAATTGAACAAATCCAACATAGTAAAATTTGAAGATATTTTTCTGGAACTTGGAGCAGAAGTATTAAGCAATGCATCAGAATTTTTATCAGCTAATCCATCAGATACAGTAAAAGATCTTCGTAAACAAATTGCAGATACAGTACGAGAGTTGAAAGATAGTAATGATCTAGCAACGTTAGATAAAATGAAAACTCAATTGAAACGTATTGAAACTGCCGGCGGATTTGAAAAATTAGTTCCTACTGAAGGGATTGTGTTTGTATATAAAGGTAAAACATATAAACTAACTGGACTATTTGCGCCAGTAAATCAATTGTTAGGTTTAACAAGGTATTCCAGATAACTACATATTTATATGAAAAACGGAGCATTCGAAATGAATAAAAATGAAAAAATCTTACGTCAAGAAATTAGACGCATCGTTCGTGCGACATTAGCCGAAGGTGATTATAGTAAGAAAAAAGAAGATACCAATGAGCAAGATTTAGGTCGTGCGACATCGACTACATCAGGCAGAATAGATCGATTAGTAGATACTCAGTATATGAGGGCCTTACAAAAATCATTACAGGTAGGATCGCCTTCACAAAAGGCTGCAGCGGTATTAATGATCGTTCAGAAACTTATTGGAGATGATACTCAAGCTGTTGAAAAACTTAAGAGAGAGCTACAAACAAAATCTGTACGTTCAGCTATCGTTGAGCCACCAGCCACTGACGCTGTAGCAGAAAATGTGAATGAACAAGATGGTTTGAGAGGCGCATTAGCTGGTAAGAAAGAAAGAATGGAAAAGACTCAGGCATTCAAAATGTTAACAAGAGCATTACAAGGCAAGCCTGCTACACAGCAAGTTGATTTTGTATTTGCAATGTTAGATTCTTTACCATTAGATCAGACAGCTAAGAATAGACTTCGTATGAAGTTCAGATCAGAATTTAAATAATATGTCCAATAAGTTACAAAACGTTAAAGCAGTTCGAGATCTGTTAGCAGGAAAGCATAGAACTCAAACTAGAAAAACATTTACATTCTCTAAAGGTCCTGAAAAGGACATGGATGTCGTTGAGAGATTTGAAGATGGTAAACCTAAGGTATGGTATGAAACTGATGCCAAAGGTACTCGACACAAATGGACTCAGAAAGAAGGTTATCGTGTTAAAGAAGCTGCCAATTCATTATTATCATCTATTAAGGATGTGTTAACAGCTCCGGATGACTGTCCCGAATGTGGTGAATATATGAAAGGCGATGAGAAGCGTTTGAATTTAAAGTTTTATTTCAAACGTAAAAAATGTTTTTCATGTGTTCTGAAAGAAGAACGTGAAATAAAAAATCAAGGTGCGGAAGCATGGGACGAATATCAACGTAAGATAATGTCAGATAATGCAGAAGCTTGGTTCAGAGATTGTGATATTGAAGTTGATATTCTTAAAGATCAGGTTAAAGAAGCATATTGGCACAATGCAGATGGTAGATCAGATGATATTGACATCACACAATTCGTAGAGCGCATGCAGAAGGATTACAATGAGCTGAAAGAGACTATTAGAAAAAATTTAGCAGAACCTAGCAATGAAAAAACTGAAGACAATAGTTGATGAAATAATCAACGAACAATTATTATCAGAAGAAGATATTGATACTGCAGAAGCTGATGTCGAAGATACATTAGGCGATTTAGCTCAAGATTTCAAATCAGTTGATTTAGAAGGCGATGATCTGCAGAATGAGGCTTTAGGTGCATTGACATTGGCAGGCGTAGCTTTATCATTAGGTATGATTGTGAAATTAGTTGGCAAGTTCATAAACTTGTTAGGTAAAATACCTGGATTGAAATTTTTATCTGGCGAAAAATTAGTTGCCATTGGCGAAAAATATCATCATATCATTGTCGGTGCTATTGAAAGGGCTATCATGAAAGCCGGTGTTAAAGACAAAAAGAAAGCACATAAAGTTGCTGAACTGGTACATACATTGATTGTAGCAGCATTATTATTACAAGGAGGATCATCGGCTTTACAATATTTGGCAAAAGGTAAATTGAAAATGGTAGGTATCAAAACAGCATTGAATGCAATTAAATCAGGCGAAATAGCTGAATATATACAGAAAGTGATACAGGCTGTGGAAGATGCCGGAGCTGATCTAATTTAGGATTAAAAAATGTTATGTCAGAAAAGAAATCACTTAAACAGATAATACGAGATGAATTCAAGAAATCGGCTACAGATCCGGTTCATTTCATGCGTAAGTATTGTGTGATTCAGCATCCTACCAAAGGTAAGATGTATTTCAATTTATATCCATTTCAACAAGACACTCTAAACGATTTCAAAGACAATCGATATAACATCATATTGAAATCTAGACAATTAGGTATATCCACATTGTCGGCAGGTTTCATTCTTTGGAACATGTTGTTCAAATCAGACTTCAATGTGTTAGTTATTGCAACTACTCAGGAAGTGGCAAAGAATCTGGTCACAAAGATCAGGGTCATGCATGAGAATTTGCCAACCTGGATGAAAGGAACCACAGATGAAGATAACAAATTATCTCTCAGATTGAAAAATGGTTCTCAAGTTAAAGCAGTTTCATCTACAGGTACCGCAGGTCGATCAGAAGCCTTATCTCTGTTAGTTATAGATGAGGCAGCATTTATCCGCAACATTGGTGAAATATGGGCTTCGGCTCAACAAACATTGTCAACCGGTGGAGGTTGTATAGCATTGTCCACTCCCAATGGTACTGGTAACTGGTTTCATAAAACATGGGTAGATGCAGAAGCGGATGGAGAGTTCAATCCAATCAGATTGCATTGGACAGTACACCCAGAACGTAATGAAGATTGGCGTCGTCAACAAACATCACTACTAGGAGAAAAAATGGCAGCACAGGAATGTGACTGTGATTTCATATCTTCTGGCCATACAGTTATAGATGGTCCAATACTTCAATGGTATGATCAAACATATATAAAAGATCCTGTTGAAAAACGAGGTTTTGATGGTAACTACTGGGTTTGGGACTATCCTAATTATTCCACTAACTATGTGGTAGTTGCTGACGTTGCTCGAGGCGACGGCGCAGATTATTCAGCATTTCATGTGCTTGATATTGACAATGTCAAACAGGTAGCAGAGTACAAAGGTAAGATCGGCACTACAGAATATGGTAACATGTTGGTAGCAGTTGCCACTGAATGGAACAATGCACTTCTGGTGATTGAGAATGCTAACATTGGATGGGCAGTTATACAGGTTGCCATTGACAAAAATTATCCTAATTTGTATTATTCTTACAAACAGGATGCATATGTAGACGAAGATGTGCATTTGGCAAAAGGATATGATCTGAAAAATAAAGGTCAGAAGGTGCCTGGATTTTCCACTACATCAAAAACCAGACCATTGTTAATTTCAAAGCTGGAAACATATTTCAGAGAAAAATCTCCGGTGGTTCATAGCCGAAGATTGATAGACGAACTTCTGGTATTCATATGGAACGGTTCCAGAGCAGAAGCACAGAGAGGATATAATGATGACCTGGTAATGGCATTTGGCATTGCTCTATGGGTAAGAGACACTGCAATGCGTTTGTATCAACAGGGAATTGACCTTTCCAGAAAATCACTTAATCACTTTGGTAAATCATCTGGAGTGTATACATCTACAAAAGATGTGCAGAAAAGTTGGCAATGGGAGTCTGGAGATAAGGACAATAACGATCTAACTTGGTTAATTTAATATTTATATAATAAAAACATCATCATGGCTGATAAATCATTACGTGGAAGACTTAATCGTCTCTTTTCTACCAATGTGGTAGTCCGGAGAATATCCAAGAACAGGCTCAAAGCAGTTGACACAAACCGGTTACAGTCTCATGGTAATTTGTCTAACAAAAAATATGTCGACAGATTTTCAGGTCTGCATAGAGGCTTACCTGGATTTGCCACATCCACATATAATCAGAATGCTTCATATCATGTTTCCAAAATTGAAATGTTCACAGATTATGAAGCCATGGACATGGACCCAATCATTGCTTCTGCATTGGACATTTATGCTGATGAATCCACAACTAAAGATGCGGATGGAGATGTTTTAACTATCAAAACTGCTAATCCTGAGATACAAAAGATTTTATACAATCTGTTCTTTGACATCATGAATGTGGAGTATAATTTATGGCCATGGATCAGAAATGCATGTAAGTATGGAGACTTTTATCTGCATTTGGATATTGAAGAAGAAATCGGTGTTGTGAATGTGGTACCATTGTCGGCATATGAAGTTCGTAGAGAAGAAGGATTTGATCCTGAAAATCCATTTGCATATCGTTTTGTATTGGAAGGTCAGAACACATATAGCCATGGTTCTGGGACTCAAGGATCGATGGCTCAATATGAATCATGGCAAATTGCTCACTTCAGATTGATGTCAGACACAAATTTTTTACCATATGGTAAATCAATGATTGAATCAGCTAGAAAAATATTCAAACAATTGACATTAATGGAAGATGCAATGTTGATTCACAGAATAATGAGAGCTCCGGAACGTAGAGTATTCAAGATTGATGTTGGAAATATTCCACCAAATGAAGTTGATAATCATATTCAGTCTATCATTAATAAAATGAAGAAGGTTCCTTACATTGATGAAAGAACAGGAGATTATAATCTGAAATTCAATATGCAGAATGCAATTGAAGATTATTTCTTACCAGTACGTGGAGATCAAACCGGAACAAGTATAGAGGCTTTGCCAGGCCTGGGTAATGATGGGCAGATTGAAGACATTGATTATCTCAAAAACAAAATGTTTGCAGCATTGAAGGTGCCAAAGGCATTCTTAGGATATGATGAAGGTGTTGAAGGTAAAGCCACATTAGCCGCAGAAGATGTTCGTTTTGCTCGTACTATAGAACGTATACAACGTGTGTTCATATCTGAACTCACAAAGATTGCTATTATACATCTGTATTCTCAAGGATTCACAGACGACGATCTTGTAGATTTTGAATTATCACTGACAAACCCATCATTGGTATATGAAAGACAGCAAGTTGAGACATTGGCTGCTAAATTATCATTGGCCACCGATATGAAGGATTCAGGTCTATTCTCAGAACGATGGATATATGAAAACATCTTCAAAATGTCTGACACAGAATGGAAATATGAGCAGGATCAGGTCATTGAAGATTTCAAAAATGATTTCCGAAAAGAGCAGATCAAGTCTGAGGGCAATGATCCTAAGAAAACAAATATGTCTTTTGGTACGCCGCATGACATTGCGTCAATGCATGTTGCCACCAAAGGAGAATTGTTACCTGGTCAGGAGCAGGAGTACGTAGGAGGTACAGGCCGGCCGCCAGAATCACATACATGGGGAACACATAAATCTGATTTCACCAGAGACCCATTATCAATCAAAGACTTATCAAATACTTTTAAAACTAGTTCCAATCCATTGACAACAAAAAGCAGAAAAGATTCTCTGTCATTCGAATCAAAACATGATGTGAATGTAGAGAACATAATCGATTTGATGCCGGGACATAAAACCAAACAAATTATCAAAGAAACGATGACAACAGGAACAGATGATTCAGAATCCGGTCTTTTGGATGAAAATCAATTGTTAGATGATTGATCTCATATTTATAAAAAAGCAGAGCTCTAGGCAATGAAAAAAATTAAACATTCTAAATTTAAGAACACAGGTCTCATCTTTGAATTACTGGTGAGACGCATCGCATCCGACACTATGAACAATAGAGATTCAGATGCCATAAAGCTCGTGAAGAAGTATTTCATGAAAGGTACTACAATAGCAGAAGAACTGAAATTGTATCAATCTATCATGGAAGAAAAATTCAAGAGTGAACAGTCAGCAAAGAAATTCGTATCAGTGGTATTGAAAACCAGACGATCACTAAATGAGTCGGCACTGAAACGAGAGAAGTATAATCTGATCAGAGACATTAACAGATTATATGAAATGGCTGAGTTCTTCAATACCAGATCAGATAAATACAAGACATTTGCTACTATATATAAATTGTTTGAATATTCTGAATCTGATAACCCAGCTGCATTTGTTAGAAATCATGACACACTCATTGAACATGTGCGTACAGCAAGTAAAAAGGTAACTGATTCTAACATTATTTCAGAGCAAGACAAAGACATTAGAATTTTGACCAACAAGATATTGGTTGACAAGTTCAATGAAAAATATGAGTCACTGAATGAAGACCAAAAGGCTTTGTTACGTGAATATGTTAACAGTGTTAGTAATTCACCAAAGCTGAAAAAATTCATTTCCAAGCATGCAGATATTATTTACATGGATATCATGGAGCATTGCAAAACGATCACTGACAAAGTGATGAAGATAAAATTACAGGAAGTTGCAAATCTGCTAACTATACTTAACAACAAACCAGTCGTCGGAGATAATGACGTGTTGGTGATGTTGAGATATTATGAATTACGAGATGAGCTAAAAGGATTGAAGAATGGCTAGAACAGATTTATCATATGGAAGTATTGCCACCGAGCAAAATCAGTTTCAGAGACTAGGCTTCCCTGGACGTTATCATTCTGCATTAACTGTTGCAACAACAACAACAGCATCGTTTACCGGATCAAATTATGGATACGGCGCTGTTTTAATTGGCAATGGTGCAAATACAGCTACTAGTAAAATATTTGTCGCCGGCGGCGGAGTAATTGATGGTAATGATTTATCAGTTGGTACTATTTATGATCTATCACCCGAAAAAGTACAATCCACCGGCGGAAATATTTTTGTGTTAAAAAGGCAACAATAGATGAGTTTCATTGAAGAGTTGAATAAAAAATTCCATACAGTAATGGAAAAAGTGGATCGAGTTTCTGACAAAGAGGCTGATATGTACTTCAAGGATCTGGATGACAAAGATCTGGATAATGATGGCGACGTGGATGATTCAGATGAATATCTTCATCACAAATTAGGCGTAGTTGCTAAACAGGTAGATGAAGAAGAAGATCTCGAAGAAATTAGTACTACGGCTGCTGTCCCAGCTCCTCCACATAAGTATGCATTTGGAGATGTAGATGATGATACCATTGAGCAGGGAGGCAGTGAAAAAGTGAAGAAAACAAATAAGCATTACAAAAAGATGTCTGAGTCATTATATATGAGAATGATGTCAGAAATGCATATCAATGAAGTTTCATACAGAGAGTTTAAAAAAGATCCGACAATATCACCTCAACAGAAAGTTAATAAAGGTATTCGAGAAATCAATAGCATGTTGGCTGAGATGGAAAGAGTTGTTAACAATAATTTGAAATTGAAAACAGAAATGGGCGTTGATTCATCACACTTCTGGAAATCATCATCTAAGCGATTAGGTCAAATACATGAAAGAATGACTCGTA